ATTGACCTAGTAAAACACTTTAAGAAATTATTTAGTGAGAAGTTAGAGCTAAAAAAGACATTCGAAATACAAGGTGTAAAGTTTGGATTCATTAATGAGCTTGAAGATATATCGTTTGGTGAGTATGTAGATTTAGAGTCTAACATAATCGATGTACAATCATTCCACAAGGCAATGGCTGTTATGTACCGACCTATCACAAGTCAGAAGGGGGATAAGTATACCATAGATAAATATAGCGGGACAGCGAACTATGCTGACTTAATGAAGTACGCTCCTTTAGATGTTGTATTGCCAGCGTCGGTTTTTTTTTGGAATTTAGGAAACGAACTATTGACAGCTACCCTGTCTTATTTGGAGAAACAGATGACGAAGAAGAACAAAACGATTTTAGCGAAACAACTCAATTTGGAAAACGATGGGGATGGTATCAGTCAATATATCAACTCGCTAAAGGAGACATTACAAAGTTTGACAGAGTTACAGAACAAGGACTTTTTGAGTGCTTAACAATGTTGACATTTGAAAAGCAGAAGATAGATATAGAAAATAGACAACTAAAAAGAGCACATGAAAGGGTACTATGATTTCACAAAAGCATTTCACGATTTCTTGATAAGCGATCCGTTAGTAAACCAAGTTACAAAAGGTAGTTTGGATAAGATTACAAACGCTAAAAAAGATATGTATCCATTAGCTCATGTTATGATTGATAATGGTGCGTTTGAAGAAAACACAATAAGGTTTTCTGTATCGTTAGTTGTAATGGATATTGTTGACTATACAAAAGAAGATTTAACACATCTATACTTTGGGAATAATAACGAAGATGATATACATAATCAAACGTTAATGATTTGCCAACGTGCATTTGAAAGTATGCGACGTGGGTATATAGGTGACAATTACTCGATTGAATCTGAAACTGCATCTTTTGAATTCTTTGTTGATAGATTTACGGATGATGTTGCTGGTTGCACTATGACTTTTGATGTAATAATGGCAAACGAAATGACTATATGTTAAATGTACAGGAAGAATTAGATAAGTTTAAGAAGTACGTAATACAGCAATCTAAATCTAATCTATCTAAGCTAAAAAAAAACGATAGAAAAGGACTGTATAATACGATTAAAGGGGAAGCAAAAGCAATGCCTAATTCTTTCTACCTTGCATTTGAGTTAGGTGAGTATGGATCATATGTAGATAAAGGTGTAAAAGGTTCTGATCCATCACAAGTTTCACCAAACGCAAAGATAAAAGGACAGCAAGCACCAAACAGTCCATATAGTTTTAAGAATAAAAAACCACCCTCTGACTTAATTGCAAAGTGGGCACAAAGAAAGAATTTAAGGTTACGAAATAAACAAGGTCAGTATGTCAAAGGTAGTTTTAAAGCTATAGGATTTATCACAGCTAAAAACATTTGGGCACGAGGTATAAAGCCATCGCTATTCTTTACAAAACCTTTTGAGAAAGCATATAAAAATCTACCTGAAGAATTAATCGTTAAATACGGATTGGATGCTGAAGAGTTATTTAAGTATACAATCAAACAACCTAAAAAATAATGGCGAATATTTTTGCGAGAAGTCCCTACATCATAACTATAAATGAGACAGGACAAGTGTCAACAAAGCTTGAAATATTTATTTGGAATGGTACTGGGTCCGCCCCAGCTACGCCACAATATACACTGAGTAAGGCAATCCCATCAAGTACAAATACAGCTACTAATTATGACATCTCTCCATATATTAGAGAGTATTTATCTCACCAATCGACTGATGAACCAGCTGTCCCGACCGTATCATTTTCGCAATTAAATACATCTACTTGGTGCAATGTTAAAGTCAAACAATATTATTTTACAGATGGATTAGATTATCTTGGAGAGTTAAGTTTCTATGCGTTTGATGGGTTTACTTACTACGAAAATGGAAGTAACTATGACTACGGGAGATTCTTATTAGATTCAAAGAAGTACTACTACAACGAAGATACTACATATGCTGGCACTGTATCCATGTATTTAAATGCTGGAGAAAAGGTTAAATATGGAGAATCATTTACTTCTAATACAGCAACAATAAACACAACAGCTCTTTTAGGAGGGACAAGAGATATTACAACAATAAGTTTAACGGGCAATTATAGTTCATATATCACTGTCGGAAGTTACTTATATTTTACCTATAATGATGGTTTTGGAGTAACATCTTGGACAGGCACACTACTTTCTTATTCTTATAATTCTGGAACAAATACAACCACAATTACTCCAGATTTTGGAGTTTCAGTACCTACAATATTCGGAAGTCCTAGCAATACAGGAAGAACTATAACTGCGGGTACTAGCGAAACATACACTGTGCCAACTAGCAAGTGGTATTGTGTGCCGAGAATTTCAGGTAGTTTAAATAAATTATTTGTGTTAAATAGTTCAGATGCAGTAATTAAATCATGGGAATTTGTCCCTGTTTGCGAGCCTAAATATACACCAGTTACGATTGACTTCATTAATAAATATGGGGCTTGGCAAAAAGAGTTCTTTTTTAAGGCATCTAAAACTAATATAGCAATAGAGTCCACCGATTATAACGTAATGCAAAGCTCGGTTTCTAATTTCGACACGTTCCAAGGGCAAAAAAAATCATTCAATACCAATGGTAAAGAAACTATAAGTGTAAATAGTGGCTATGTTACAGAGGATTTTAGCGACAACATTAAAGAACTTCTAATGAGTGAACGTATACTAGTTGATAATAAGCCTGCAATATGTAGAACAAAGTCATTAGAGTTGATGAAAAACATAAATAATCACATGATTAACTATAGTTTAGAATTTGAGTTTGCGTATAATGCTATAAACAACGTGATATAATGAAGAGAATTGTAGATGTATATGTAGAAAGTATCAGTGAAAGTGGTAACTATTCTAAATTAGAGTTGTTTAATGATGAGAAAATTGAGCTTACAAGTAGTATTCAGAACATACAAGATATTTCTAAGGTGTATACTGATTTCACACAGTCGTTCACAATACCAGCAAGTCATATTAATAATTCAATACTACACCATTTTTACCAATCAGATGTAGATATAACAACTACTAATGGAGTGTATCAATGGAATTTTAATTTCAGAATTAGAGCCAGAATAGAAGTTGGATTGACATCTTTTAGAACGGGTACAATCATGGTTGAAAAGTCTGAGATAAAGAATGGACGACCTGACAATTATACTATCACTTTCTATGGTGATTTAGTAAGCTTAAAAGATAAGTTTGGGGATGCGAAGCTGAGTGATTTAGACTTGACTTCTTATGATGTTAGTTACACGGGGGCTAATGTTGTTGCCAAAGTCACTACTGATTTAGATGACAATGTTATGTTTCCTTTAATTACTAGTAAAAGAGTTTGGACATATGGTGATGGATTAAGCACTGATATAACTACAACAACTGGGTTTATATCTTATACTGAGTTAACACCTGCTTTGAAAGTAGCTAGAATTTTTGATGCAATAAAATCGAAGTTCAACGTTACTTTTAACAGTTCAATTTTTGTAGACACCGACAATAGATGGAGTAGTTTATATCTGTTAATGAAGAATGAAGAAATATATACAAACGTAACTAAGGCTGTTACATTAGATTTATTAACACCTAGTGGTACTAAAACTTTATGGTACACGAACACTATTAGCTTTCAATCTTTCTTTTTTAGTCCTAGTGATAATTATTTTATTTGTCAAAATATCGGCACTTCATTTCCTACAGCTAAGGCAATTTTAATTGTAAATATGTATTACGTATCAGATGACACTATACCTTACTACATTGACCTATATAGAAATGGAATATTAATAAATACATATAAAAACTTAGATGCGAAGTTCAACGTCTCATTACATACTTTTCAAGAAGTTGATAATGGTGCTAAATTTGAGGTGAAAGTTAGAACCGACTACCCTATGGATGTAGAAGTTACAGCTGCAATTTACTATCCAAATGCAAATGTAAACCAATCAATTACATTTTCCCCAATAACAACTACTTCATTTACAGATTTAAGGTCAAAGACTCCTGATATTACAATAGCAGATTTTTTTAGTGGGATATTAAAGATGTTTAATTCCACTTGTTATGCGACTGATGTAAACTGTATTTACATTAGAGCCTTTGGATAGTTGGTATAGTAAAGGCGCTATATATGATATAACTGAATATACGGATACAGATTCAATAGCAGTTGAAAGACAAAATATTTACAAGAAGTTATCTTTTGAGTTTGAGAAGTCAGAATCATTTATGAACCGTAGGTTTTATGATGATTATGGTAGAGAATATGCTAACACTTCATTTTTGCTCTCAAATGAGGGAACTGATTTCACAATTAAATTACCGTTCGAAAATCTGTTAATGGAGAATTTAGATGCAAACGTAACGGAGGTGGGGTATTGTTTAACAAAAGGTCCTGACTACAAACCATATATCCCAAAGCCAATATTACTTTATAAGGAAGGTTTAAAGACTTCATCCTTTAGAATTTACGATGGTAGCAACACCACTTTAGAGACGGAATATAATGTTTTTAATGCCAACGTAACAAGTAATGGTGTATTGTATTCCAATACATGGCATCCTGAATATAAAAACTCTACAGACTTTACACAGCTAAATAATAATCTTTATGCTACATATTATAAAGGGTATTTAAATAACCTATTTAATCCTAAGTGCAGATTAGTTAGAGTTAAAGCACACTTTCCTTTATCATTAATAACTAAATTAAAGTTAAATGATAGGCTTATAATTAGAGATAAGAGATACATTATAAACGAATTAAAAACGGATATTACTAATGGGGAAGTTGATTTATCGTTGATTAATGACTTCAGACCAATGGTTAATAATGCCATTTTAGATAATATTATTGTAAATGATGGCGGTGATACGTTACCAATTGAATGGGAATTTGCAAATGGAGTTAGTTCTACTACTTTTTCTAGTTCAATAGGTGGAGTTTCTTTTGACCCATCTACAATAACTGAAAGTGGTCCCATAGATATTACTATTCCAGCCAACACAAATACTCCTACACCGATAGCTCTAGAGTCAGGAACGGATATATTCATTACAGACGATGGATGGGGAATAGCGAATGAAGAGGGGGGTGGCGCAGTTATTCCAGTTTACGCAACCAACACGAATTTTGACGGCACTACAAGTATTTACGATTTTTATATAACACAAGAATGATAGAACAAATTATAGCATTACTCAGAGTAGATAATTTCTATGGAGTAAGTGAAAACATAGACATTGCAAAAGGGAAATATCTATTGTCAGATAGTTTTGTTACAAACTACAAACAAGGCAAAAGAGAGTTATTATTGAAAGCAAAGTACAATGGCAGAAAAGAAAGTAATTGAGTTAGAAGTAAAGACAAACGCGCAATCCCTTAAAGCACAGTTAAAGGAAGCGCAGAATGAAGTTAATACACTTTCTGAAAAGTTTGGTGCTGCATCTAAAGAAGCTTTAAATGCAGCGAAACGTGCTGCTGAATTAAAGGATGCTATAGGTGATGCGAAAGAATTAGTAGATGCCTTTAATCCTGATGCTAAATTTACCGCTTTAAGTGGTGCATTAAGTGGTGTTGCAAGTGGGTTTGCCGCAGTGGAGGGTGCATTAGGGTTGGTTGGTGTAGAAAGTACGGAAGTTCAAGCACAACTTTTGAAAGTGCAATCTGCTATGGCATTGGCACAAGGCATTGATGGTGTTACAGCAAGTATTCAATCATTTAAAAATTTAGGTGCAATAGCAAAGAACGTGTTTGCAAGTATAAGAACAGCAATTGGTGCTACAGGAATAGGACTAATTGTAATTGCTGTTGGATTAATTGTAAGCAATTGGGATAAATTAACAAAAATTGTACAAACATCATTCCCAGCTTTTAAAAAGATAGGTGACTTTTTTAAGAATTTTAGTCAAATTGCAAGTGGTACATTAGATGCTGTAATTGCTGGTTTCAAATCTGTAGCAAAAGTTATTGGTGATGTATTCAGAGGGGATTTTTCGGGTGCTTATGAAGATGCTAAAAAAGTAGGTTCTAATATTGCGAATGCTTACAATAAAGGATTTGAGGAGAAAGATAAAGAAATCAAACAACAAGCGTTCTTAAAAACTAGAAAGTTTGAACTAGATTTATTAGATGCTAAAGGTAAAGATGTAGCAGATAGAAAGCTACGTTTGATGGGTGCAGAACTTCAGACGCTTGAGAAAGGAAGTGAAGAGTATAACGCTAAGTTGATAGAGATTGAAGAAGCTAGAACTAAAATAAGAGAAGATGCTGAAGCAAAACGTAAAGCACTAGAAGAGAAAGCTGAAGCAGATAGAAAAGCTAGAGAAGAGAAAGCCTTAAAGAAAAGAGAGGATGACTTAAAAAAACTTGAAGATTTAGCAGATGACATGCAGACTTCTGCTAAAAAAAGACGAGATGAATCATTAGTTGCGTTTCAAAAACAAGCGGTTGATGAATTAGCAATACAATCTAATAAATTATTAGCACAAGCAGAATTAGATAAAAAGAATGCAGAAGATAAGAAGGCATTTGATGTTGCGGAATTAGAAAGAAAAAAAAATCTACAGAATGCAATATATGAAACTGTAAGAATTGGATTGTCTACGATTGGTGATTTGGCGGTTGCATTTGACAATAAATCTGAAGCACAACAAAAGAAAGCGTTTGAAATTCAGAAGGCAGCCAATATTGCTGGAGCTGTTATTGACTCTATACGAGCTACAATGGGTGCATGGAAAAGTGGTAACGTAATAGGTGGTCCAATTTTGGGAGGAATACAAGCTGGATTAGCTGCTGCTGGTGGTGCTATAATGATAAGAAATCTAGAGCAACAAACATTTAAAGGGAAAGGAGTAACAACACCGCCAACTGCTAATGATGGTGGTAATCAAAACCAAGTTATCACACCAAACTTTAATATTATTGGTTCACAAAATCAAACGCAATTAGCTCAATTAAACCAAGCACCGATTAAAGCGTATGTTGTAGGTTCGGATGTTACAACACAGCAAATGTTAGACAAGAAAAAAATACAAAATGCTACTTTATAAGTTATAATAATATGGAAAAGTTACAGAATATAGAGCTTACAATTAAGGATGAGAAAGAGCAAGGTGTCTTCGCTATTTCATTCGTTGACAGACCAGCAATTGAGGAAGAGTTTATTTTACTTTCTGAAATGGAAGTTGAAATGAAAGTAATCGACGAGAATAAACGTGAGGTAATTGGTCTTGCATTGGTCCCTGAGAAAAAGATATTAAGAAGACACGAAGATGAAAAAACAAAAAAAGTAACTGAATTTACAGTTTCATTTAGTGCTGAAACAATTGCTAAAACACAGGAACTTTACATGAAGAAATTATATGGTAATAACGTTACGATTGACCATAAAAAAAACGTGGATGGTATTGCATTAATTGAATCATGGATTGTTGAAGATAGTAAGAATGATAAGTCTAATATCTACAAACTTAATGCACCTGTTGGGAGTTGGGTTGTAAAAATGAAAGTATACAATGAAGAAGTTTACCAAGGCATTAAAGATGGTAAATTTAACGGATTCAGCATTGAGGGTAAGTACGATGGATTAGAGCAATTAGAAATGCAAGACGATGTACTAAATGAGATTAAAGACTTACTAGAAAAACTATGAGTGAAATACCATATTTTGTAAGGTATAAAGATGTAACTACATTAGATGGTACGGACAGTCTATATTTAGATGACGCTACGAGTGATGTGCCAAAGAAGATATCTTTAACTGATTTTGATTATGCAAGAACAAAGAATCGCATTTTAAATGGTGGCACAAATAATATTGACGAAGATGTATCACAAATAATAGGTGGATTAAATGGAGTTTCTAAAAATTCAAATACAATAAATAATGGCTAACGAAACAAGAAGAATATTAATAAAAAAAGGCACAAGTATTGCAACTATTCCTGCAAGCTCAGACCACACAGATGGTACTTGGATAAGCACTGATTTATATATTGGTGAGTTCTATATGAATACAACGAACGGCAAAATATATACAAGAACAACAAGTGGAATTTCAGAAGTTATTTATAACGTTGCAGATTTTGAACTATTAGCAAATAAAGCTACAAATTTTACAACTTTAAATAATACGAAATATCCCACGACACTTGCTGTAGAAAATCAAATAGATGCAAAACTTGTATCTACTGGCTATTGGAATGTAGCAAGTTCAGAAATACAAAGAGGGTATAGAGCGCAACATAATTCAGTAACGGTTTTCGCTGAGAATATTGCAGCGGGTACTTTGCAAGGTACGGCTACAGCGGTGGCGGTGTCAACTACTTCTATACAAACAAAAAAGACACGATTAAAGATTGGTGTTTCTACACCAGCGGCTAACGGGGTGGCTGGTTATAGGTCTACGAGTGCTTTTAATCTTGTTGATATGGGATGGAGGTTTGGTGTTTCTTTTGGAATTTCAGATACGGCTTTAAATACAGGAGCAAGACAATTTTACGGAATGACTTCGGTAACAACTTTGTTGGGAATATCGTCTACTGTTCACGTTGAAAGTTTGACAAATATAATTGGTATAGGTTCGGATGCTTTAGATACTAATTTACAGATATTCCATAACGATGCAACTGGGACCGCTACAAAAATAGACTTAGGAGCTAATTTTTTAGCAAATAGAACAGGAAGTGCAGCAACTGATTTTTTTGTTTTTGAGCTTTACAATCCCTTTAATTCAATGACTGTATATTACAGAGTTACTTCCTTAGAAAACAACGTAACAGTTGAGGGGTCAATCACTACTAATTTGCCAAGTGATACTACTCCAATAACCATGCAAGCGGTTAGAACTTCGGGAGCGACATCAAACGCGTGTAGTTTTGATATTAGTCAATTAACTATAAATTGTGTGTCATGATAACAGTAATACAAGAAATTAGAGGTTCTTATACCTATGTAGAAAGTAGATATTTAAATGTAATTATAGTAGGCAATGAAGTTTTAAATGCAAATGTATCTGCTGAAATAATAAATCAAGAAACAATAATAAACAATTATATATAAATAAATATGGAAAAAAAAGCAACAATGACAAATGCGTCACCAAAAGGTGGCAAGAGAGGGTGTCTATGTAAAGACGGAAAATACTCTAGTGAATGTTGTGATGGCACATTACCAGCACAAGGAATTGGAAGTGATGTACAACAAAGTATATCTAACGTTAACCACACTATTAATCAACAAGTTATTACTACTTCTAGAGGGTAATTTAAAACAAAGTAAATAATATCAAGTTAATAAAGTATGGAAAAAGAAACACTTTTAAAAAAGGTTAAAAACTTTCTTATTGAACTTACAGGTGTTGAGCCAGAAGTTTTAGAAACGAAGTTGGAAGACCAAGTATTAGCAGATGGTCAAACGACTATTCAAGCTGATATGTTTGAAGCAGGACAAAACGTATTTATCGTAGTTCCTGACTCTGAGCCTGTGCCACTTCCTGTTGGTGAATATGAACTAACGGATGGTAAAATCTTAGTAGTAAAAGTTGAGGGAGTTATTGACTCTATCCTTGATGAAATGCCTGCTGAAGAGAACACTGAAGAAGCAGAAACAGAAGTACCTGTTGAAGCTGAAAAAACACCTGAACAAGCGAAAGTTAAAAAAATCGTTCGTTCACAAGTTGAAGAGCAACATTTTTCTGCATTAGAAGAAAAGATTGCAGAATTAGAAGCTAAAATTGTAGAGCTTTCAAAAGTTGCTGAAGTAGTTGTAGAGCTTGCAGAAGAGCCTAAACCAATTCAGTTCAATCCAGAGAATTCTCAAACAATTGACCTTATAGAATTAACACCCGGAAAAGCGAGAGGGATTCGTGATTCCATTTTAGAAACAATTTATAAATAAAATAAACTATGCCAACTACAACTTCATTAACTACAACATACGCTGGTAAATCTTCAGCGATGTGGGTAAAGGCTGCTATCTTAAGCGGTAACACATTAGCAAATGGCGGTATGACTATCATGCCTAACATTGCTTATAAATCTGTACTACACAAACTTTCTACAGACGGACTTTTAGTAGATGCAACTTGTGATTTCACAGCTACTTCTACGGTAACTATCACAGAGCGTACTTTGACTTTAGAGCCTTTTCAAGTAAATTTACAATTGTGTAAAAAAGATTTTTATGCATCTTGGCAAAGCGAAGAAATGGGATTCTCTGCTAACAAAGTTTTAGCTAAATCTTTTGCTGATTACTTATTGGCTTATGTTGTTGAAAAAGTTGCTTCTGCTATCGAGACATCTATTTGGAATGGTGTTAATGCTACTTCAGGACAAGTTGCTGGTATCATGACTTTGTTAACTGCTGATGCTGCATTACCAACTGCAAATGAGGTTGCTGGTACAACTTTATCCGCTAGTAATATCATTGAGGAAATGGGTAAATTGGTGAATGCTATTCCAGCTGCGGTATATGGTGCAGATGACTTGAAACTTTATATTTCACAAGCTGCCTCTAAATTTTACATTCGCGCATTAGGTGGGTTCTCCGTCGCTGCGACATCAAACAATGGTACAGACAACAAAGGTACACAATGGTATACAAATGGAACATTAACATTTGATGGTATCCCTGTATTCGTAGCAAACGGTTTAACTGCAAACCAAATGTTAGCTGCTCAAACTTCTAACTTGTTTTTCGGTTGCGGTTTGTTAAATGATGCGAATGAATGCCGAGTTTTGGACATGTCTGATTTAGACGGTTCAGACAATGTAAGAATCGTATTAAGAGCTGCTTACGCTGTAAACTACCACTCAGTTTCAGATATATCCACATACGGAATCACAAACGCAGCTAATTAAAAACTAGCTAATTTTTAATACTAGGGGAGGGGATATACTCCTCCCTTTTTTTATAAACTTTAAAACTATAAATCATGGCATGTGATATTGCAAAAGGTAGGGTTGAAGAGTGCAAAGACCAAGTTGGAGGTCTTAAAGCTGTTTACTTTATCAATTACCAAATAGCAAGAGCGGACATAACGTATGACGCTACAAATACAGATATGATTACAGCAATTACGAATGTAGACGTGTTGTATAAATATGAATTAAAAGGTGTAGACAATACATTTGACCAAGATGTTGTTTCTGACAGAAATGCTGGCACTACTTATTTTAGTCAAAAATTAAACATTCGTTTAAAGCATCAAGATATTGCTACACATAAGCAAATTAAATTGTTAAGTTATGGTCGCCCACACATTGTAGTGCAGACTAACAACGATCAATTTTTTATTATGGGTTTAGAGCAAGGAGCTGATGTTGTAGGTGGTATGATTTCTACAGGTGGTGAAATGAAATCTGCGTCAGGATATTCTTTGAATTTCGTAGCAGATGAGAAAGTCCCAGCTAACTTCTTAAATGCGTCCACATCAACTGCTATGTTAGCGTTATTTACAAGTGCTACAATGGTTACTTCATAGTAATAATTTAAACATATAGTTCAATGGGGATATCGATTAATTTCGGTATCCCTTTTTTATTTAAAAACAAAACAATTAGTTTTAAGTTATATATACATGATAGTATTAGAGCCAACAATATCTGTTCAAGGTTTCGTGATAACACAAAGGTTAACGAATTTAAATGCATTGCCTAGAGCTAATAAAATACAGATTACAGATGAAGAAACAAATGTATCTAGAGTAATTGATTTAACAGGCACAACTACTGGGGATTATTATGATACGGTAACTATTACAATTAATCCAGCATTAAAGGAAGGACATACATACAAGGCTATTCTTTATTACAACACTATTGCTAATTATACTTGGAAAGGTAAAATCTTCTGCACTGCTCAAATTACTACTTCATTAGGTTTTGCAGACGTTAGAGATTACAGTGTGAACGATGGAAGATATACAGAAAATACAACAACAAACCAATTTATATTAAATGACTAGTAACCACGTTATAGAATTATCTGCATATACATCACCAATAGTTACGGAAGACAAGCGTAATGAATGGGTAAACTATGGAGAGGATAATAATTACTTTCAATTTTTAATTGATAGATACTCGAATAGTGCTACACATAGCGCTGTTGTGAACAATATTAGTAGATTAATATACGGAAAAGGTTTAAGTGCGTTAGATGCGTCTAAAAAGCCAAATGATTACGCACAGATGTTGACTCTATTTACAGCAAATGACTTGCGTAGAGTAATCCAAGACTTGTATTTGTTAGGTCAAGGTGCGTTTCAGGTACATTATGACAAAGGACATAAGAACGTAATTAAAGTTTACCACATTCCTGTACAATTATTAAGACCAGAGAAATGTGATGAAGACGGTAATATTGTAGGGTATTACTATTCTGACAACTGGGAAGACCCAAAGAAGTTTGTACCTAAAAGATTCGACGCATTTGGTGAGGGTAAAAGTGAGATTGAGATATTAATGATACAACCTTATTCAGTAGGTGCTAAGTATTTTAGTCGTGTTGATTATCAAGGTGCTTTAGAATACACTGTATTAGAAGAAAAAATTAGCGAATACCTTATTAATGAAGTTACAAACGGATTCAGTCCGACAACTATTGTAAACTTTAATAATGGCACACCAACTGATGAACAAAAAGACGAGATAGCAAGAAAGACTATAAATAAATTAACAGGATCAACAGGTAAAAAAGTAGTTGTATCATTCAATGAAGATGAAGCTAAGAAAACTACAATCGATAGCGTACCTTTGAACGATGCACCTGAACATTACCAATACTTATCAGATGAATGCAGAAGCAAGATATTAACAGGTCATTGTGTTACTTCACCACTTATTTTTGGTATTGCTACAACAACAGGATTTAGTGCAAATGCAGATGAGTTAAAAAATAGTGTTATACTATTTGATAACATGGTAATAAGACCAAAACAAGAGGTAATTCTTGAAGCATTAGATAGTATCTTAGCATTTAATGGTGTATCATTAAAGTTATTCTTTAAGACTTTACAACCTTTAGAATTTGTAGACTTATCAAACGCACAATCTACAGACCAAGTTAAAGAAGAAACAGGTGTTGAAATGAGTGCAGAAGACCATATTGAATGGATTGATGGACACGAATACGTACTAATTGATAGCAGAGAGGTTGATTATGATTTAGAAGATGAGTTAGATGCTGAATTAGAAGCATTAAATTCACCAAAAAAAACGTTATTATCTAAAATTGTTAACTTAGTTTCTACAGGAACTGCAAGAGCTAATATAAAGTCAGACCAAGATGGCGCTGTTTTCAAACATAGATATAGATATGTAGGTGGAGTTTCTGAAAATACTAGGGATTTTTGCAAGGGAATGATTAAAGCAAACAAAATATATCGTAAAGAAGATATTTTGTCAATGGGGTCACAAGCAGTTAATGAAGGCTGGGGACCAGAAGGTGCAGATACATACTCTATTTGGCTATATAAAGGAGGTGGAGATTGTCACCATAAATGGATGAGAGAAACTTATTTGAAGAAGTCAGACGCTAACTCACCACTTGCAAGAAAATACACACCTGGTGAAGTTAGAAAAGCTGGAGAAATTGTACCACTTACTGACAAAGATAAAAGTGGTAAACAAGTAAATGACAAACGAGTATATCAAAGACCAACGGACATGCCTTATAACGGGTTTTTACCAACAAATAAACGATTCAACTAATGGCAG